TTATGTCACCGTGCCAGATCCGGTCACTGATCGAGAGTGGCCAGCCTGCGTTGCAGCTCAGCCATGACCTCCTCGCTTGACCGCTCCTCGCTGGTCACCGACTGGCGCTCTACAAACATGGACTGGCCAGTGTCAGCACCGGCAGTATCGGACATGGCCACGCTGCCTAATGCCCTCAAGGCCGCAACCCTGGACGCTGCGCTGGTATCTTCCCGCATAGTCGGGTCACTCTCCTCGACTAGCCTAGATATCACTAGATCATATCGGCTACCCCTCGACAGGCGCTTATCTGCCTCCCTGGCTTCGACCCTCCTATTAATTTCATCCGATATTTGACCGTGGTGCCGACAGTCATAGGCCCGGCTGTAAATGGTCCCGATGCTCATCTTCGACGTGCTGTAAGCCTGCTTGTAACTTTCTGTCTGCGACAGGCCGTTCACTACCCCTTCAATGAAGGCCAGCTGGCGTCCGGTGAAAGGTCTCTTCCTCCGCTTGGTCTTCGACTTTGTCTTCGCCTCTCTTCCCCCTACGATGGTTAGCTTGGTCATCTTGTATGGTCTCCTATGCTTGATGCTGTTCGCTCCGCTCACTGAAGCGGCGGCGTCGTCCATAAGTATGGGCGTTCCAAATCGAGACTGCAAGAAGGGTGACCATTTATGGCATGTATAAAAAAATACACTGATGGTTCATTTTATACTTGTTGTGGACTTGACAACGTGTATTATGACCGTCCAGTCGTTGTTTTGTTTTACAGCGACTGGGGGCAAGGCCCATGCCGAGCCCAGGCGGAGATCCCCGCCTCCCCCGCTCCCGGGGTCCACACCCGGGAGAGCAGTGGGCAACAAACCGCTGGGAACATCCCCGCCGGAGTGTCCGACAAAGTGAGCATCGGAGTGAGCCGGGACTGGTAACCAGAAGTGAAGGGTAAGACACGAGGTCTCACGACCTGCCCCCACCTCCGGCTACCGGAGTAAACTTCGACCTGCCGCGCAACAGCGCGATGGTCGTCGGGCTCATTAGGAGCCAACATTAAAACTCACTAACAGGAGAACGACACATGTACACAGACTGCAACGGTAACCACTACCAGTCATACGACCACGCCTGCATCCTGCACGGCGGAGAGACTGCCGCTTCCCTAGCAGCCGAGGATGCTTGGCGCGAGGAAGAGGCCATCAAGCAAGACCTCGACGCCATCGAAGCTCGTGGCGGCCCCCGCTACAGCTGCCGTCCTTGGGCCGAGCCCACAACCGACTGGACGCGCCCAGCCGATCACCTCGACGACGTCATCCCTTTCTAATACCCGGGGCCAAGGCCCCGCTAAAACTCACTACACTGGAGAACACCGCATGAGCATTTATGCAACGCAGACCATCCGCAACAATCTCGACTGGCTCAACGAGAGCATCGCTGCCGGTGCAATCTTTTTTGTCGGGCACTCGGGCGGCAAGGACAGCCAAGCAACTGCCGCCGTGATTGAGAACTACGTGCCAGCCGATCAGATCGTCTACGTCCACGCCGATCTCGGTGACGTCGAGTGGGCAGACATCAAGACCCACATCCGCAACTCAATTCCAACCGGGGCCGAGCTGCAAATCGTCAAGGCGTTCTACAAAGACGGCACGCCCAACACCCTGCATCACCGCATTGAGAAGCGTGCCAAACAGGTTGCGCACAAGACCAACTTCTGGCCGACGCAGGGTCAACGCTATTGCACCGGAGAGCTCAAGACCAAGCCGGTCTGGAAGATGATCCACAATCATCCCAAGGCCCAGCCCAAGTATCCCGGTCACCGGCCCATCGTCGTTAACTGTGTCGGCATCCGCGCTGCCGAGAGTGACCGGCGCTCGAAGCTCGACCCGCTGACCAGACACAAGGGCAGCGACAACAGCCGACGCGAGGCGTTCGATTTCTTTCCGATCTTCGATGCCAGCATCGACGTCGTCTGGGAGATCATCGCCCAGTCTGGCCAGACCAGACACTGGGCATACGATCAGGGCAACCAGCGCCTCAGCTGCATGTTCTGTGTATTCGGCAGCCGCAACGACTGGCGCAACGCCAAGGCGCACCGGCCTGATCAATACGAGAAGCTTTGCCAGCTCGAACGTGACTACGGTCGCACCCTGCACTCTGGCCGCACGATACCCGAGTGGCTCGAAGAGGCAGGCAAATAAGACGGGGGCAACGTCCCCCCTTAAAACCAACCACAATGGAGACCAATATGACACGCATCTCGGACAAGGCCTATCGCACGCAGTGGCAGATCGGTGAGCTGGTTTACAATCTCGGTGACGGCGTCGATACCGTCAACGACAAGTACGACGGCAACGAGCACGTCATGGACGGCTATCAGGACGCCGCCCTGGGCCGAGGGTTCAACTCCCCCGGCAGCTGCTCACGCGAGCACCTCAACGCCAACTAACAACAGCGGGGAACAACCCCGCCTTAAAACTCACTAGCAACTGGAGACACACACATGGATCAACAACTTCTCGACGGCATCATCTTTGGACTGATCGACAATTTCGTTTTAATCATCGGGGGTTTCACCGGGCTCGAAGTCGAGCGCTGGCTCCCCTTCCGCACCGTCGGTGTCGGTGCCGTACTCGGCGCAGGCGTGGGCAACGCAGTCTCTGATTTTCTCGGAGGCCTGCCCCTCGACTTGGCATTCGCCATCGGCACCTTCCTCGGGTGCTTGGCCGGGCTCGTATTCATCCCGGTCTGGCTCGTCGCAGGCAAGCAGCCGCAAGAATAACCGACGGGGCAAAAGCCCCGCTAAAACTCACTAGCAAGGAGACGCAGATGCGAACAGAATATTTCAAGGGTAACTTTGGCGATCAGCTCTGGCCTGCCGTGGCCAGTGGTCACCGCACAGTCGAGGCCCAGGTCGGACACAAGTGGGTACGGGTGCGCGAGGCTGTAGCGTGGCCCACTAACCGCAAGCGTGTCAGCCGTAAGATTTGGGACGCGCTCAATGTGACGCCGAGGGAACGCCCACGGCACCTCGACATCAAGGTATAATAAGCGGGGATAAACCCCGCCTGAAACTCACAACAACCACAGATAGGAGGTGCCATCATGGCATCCATTCAACACGCCATCCAAACCATCGTCGAGTGCTACCCGATGATGACGTCACTACCCAAGCGCTTGGTTCCGACACTCGTCGGTGCACCGGGGGTAGGCAAGAGCTCGGCCATCTATCAGGCAGCCGAGCGGATCGTTGCCGAGAACGATATCGAACCCGAGGACTTCAGCGTCGTAGAGCTGCGCCCAGTCACGATGGACCCTGCCGAGATCGCTGGCTTTCGTATTGTCGAGAACGGCAAGACCGTTGTCACCGAGGCCGACTGGTTTCCCCAGACCAAGTATGGCGTTCTCTTTATGGACGAGCTGGGCAAAGCCCAGGCGGCGGCAATGAACTCGCTAAGCGAGGTCATGCTCGACCATCGCATCGGCACCCGGGCACTCCCCGCTGGCTGGCTAGTGGTAGCTGCCACTAACCGCCTCAGTGATCGCGCTGGCGAAGGCCGTATCCCTGCCCACATCCAAGATAGGATGCTGACTATCGACGTCGACCTCGACATCAGGGGGCTGCAAGAGCACGCGATCAGCAACGGCTGGTACGATCATGTGCCGATCTACTTTAACTACAGGCCCAACTTTGTGCATCACTTGGATGCCGAGGGCAAAGGCGGCACGCCTCGCTCCTGGGAGATGGTCTCGAACATCAAGAAGGCGGACCTCTCTCCCGAGGTCGAGAACACCTTGCTGCTTGCAGCGCTCGGCGAAGAGATCCATGCCGACTGGTGCGCCTTCGAGCGCGTCATCGATAAGCTTCCCAACATCGCCGAGCTTATCGCCAACCCAGATGCAGCACGCATCGACTACACACCCGACATCAGTTACGCACTGATGGGTGCGCTGGCCACTACCATGGCACGCGATCCCGGGAAGGCATCGGGTGTGATACGTTACCTCGACCGGCTCGACCAAGAGTGGGCCTTCACCTGCATGACCGACGCCGAGCGGTTCAGCGCATCGTTCACCGAGAAGGGTGACAAGGTCAAGCCGCTGTCGTCAGCCAAGGCCTACACCGACTGGCTGATCAAGCACAAGGATGTGTTCATCCACTAATGACAGGGGGGCCAACCCCCTGCTTAAAATTCACCAACAACAGGAGTAACATCATGCAGAATGATGTCATTGACGAACGCTTGCTGGAAGTAAGCGTCAACATCAAGAGCTGGGGAGGCGTCAAGCGTGACCCTTCCAAAGAACGCGCCATCCGAGAAGCATCGGGCGCTACCCGACAGGTCGGACACTTCGACACCTACCTTGTCTCGAAGGATACGCTGGCCGAGATCAAGAGCATCGACGGTGCATGGCGTAACCGTCATACGGCACTGACCCTGGCTTGGTCCGACACCACTCGCGTCGTCACCGTCGGAGGCCTCAAGCTTTGGTCATCCGAGATGCGCCGGTTCGCAGAGCTGCGCAACGACGCAGTCGATAGGTTCTGCACCAACTGGCCAGCGCTGGTGGAGCAGGCCAAGGTCGAGCTCAACGGCGAGTTCGATGCCGACAACTATCCCTCAGTCGAGGAAGTCCGAGCACGCTTTGTTGCCGAGACCGATTACTTCGCCGTGCGCCGGGGCAAGCATCTCGGTTCATCCCAACTGGTCAACGTCATCGGTGACATGGTGGACAGCCGGGCTCACGAGATCGAAGAGCGTGC